ACGCATCGCACCGTACACATGCTCAACACGGCAGCCGATAAACTCCGTATGGCGGAACAGATCATTGAAACACTGCAACAGCGCCTCAAGGCGCGAGAGGAAGGGTCAAATGACGTCAAGTGAAATCGTGAACGCGCTCCGCGCGATGGCCGACCGCATCGAGAAGGGCGGCAAGCAAGCACCGCCAACAAACTTCGCGCCGAAACCAACAGGGCAGGGCATCACCGGCAAGGTCGCATTCTGGGATGTCAAGATCAGGGACAACGGCAAGCCTATGGCGAGCCTCAAGCTTGCCGATGGCCAGCGCTTCCCCTGCTTCGATGAGAAGGTCATTTCGGCGATCGACCCGCTCGTGAAGGGTCAGAACGTCACCGTGTTCGTGAAGCCCTGGATGAAGAAGGACGGAGAAACCGAGTTTCTCATCACCGGCGTCAACAAGGGCCACTCAGGCATCGAAGAAGACGAAATCCCGCTCTGATATCAGGCATCTTCGCCCGGAGGGCCAGCGGCTGCACCCGGTCGCTGGCCCTCTTTCTATGGATTGCAACAATGGAAGCACCCCGAACATTCCGTATCGAGCCGCTCATCCTCCCGGAGCGTGAGCCACCGCTGAGAAAACCGCTTGTCGACGGTCTGATCCGCCGCGGCGAGGTCTGCAATTGGATCGCCGCTCCCAAGACCGGCAAGACATGGATGGTCTACAGCCTCATCTCTGCCATGGTGAGAGGTGCCGTTTGGTGTGGGCACAAGTGCGAGCAAGGGCGAATCCTGCTCATCGACAATGAGCTACACCCGGAAACCGCGCTCAATCGCCTGTGGCGCGTCGCTTGGCAGGATGGCCTCGACAAGCAGCAACTGGCGCGGACGGTCGACGTGGCCTTTATACGCGGTTCTAGGGGGTCTGTAGAGGACCTCGAGGCCACCATGCGAGCGGCAGGCCGTGGAGCCTACGACTTGGTGGTGATCGACGCCTTCTACCGCTTCATCCCGAAGGGGTCAGACGAGAACAGCAATTCTGACATGACGGCTCTGTATAACCACATCGACGGCATCGCCGACGTGTCGGACGCTGCGACGATCCTTGTGCACCACAGCACCAAGGGCAATCAGTCAGGCAAAGAGACGATGGACGTCGGCGCCGGCGCTGGGTCGATCGGGCGCGCGACCGATTCTCACGTTGTATTCCTGCGCCATGAGACAGAGGGTTGCGTGACCATGCAGGCTCGCTGTCGCTCGTGGCCAGCGGTCGCTCCAAAGGTTGTGCACGTCAATCCACCGCGCGTTTGGCATGACCCGCAGGACGGTCTAGACCCGTCCGACGTTTGGAATCCCGCGCCACCGAAGAAGAAGAAAGCCGCTGATTGACCCGTTACACAAGGCGCGTCGCTGCAGCAGAGCGCCGCAAAGTGTAACGGGAAGGAATCTGCGATTTCAAGTCTTTTTTAGGTCTTCTCTCAGAATATGCAGAAATGTATGCATAGATGCATATGTAGACCTGCAAAGGCTCTCTAGAGCAGATAAACTGGGCGCATGCCGATCAACTCACGCACAAAGGGTGCGGCAGCCGAACTCGAGGCAGCGGATGCGCTGGCTCAGCTCATCGGGGAATGCCGCAGGACGATTCAGTACACAGGGCGCTCAGGCTGCGCGGACGTCACCTGTGAGTACGCGCCAGGCCTTCACATTGAGGTTAAGCGCACCGAGCGACTGAACCCGTACTTGTTCATGGATCAGGCCATCCGTGACAGCACGAAGACGAAGCGCACCCCTATCGTGGTGTGCCGATCGTCGTTCAAGCCTTGGCTGGTGGTTGTGCGTCTGAGCGACCTACCGGCGCTCGCACAGCAGATCGTTGATGCCCGCAATGCAGCGTTTCCGCCATCAAGTACCGGGCCGAGCGTTTGATGCTCGAGCACAGACCCAATCACAGAAGGGCATCCACCTTGGGTGGGATTGGTGGCACTGGCGAAAGCGTTACATGCAGCGCAACCCACTCTGTGTCGACTGTGGCGCACTGGCTCAGTGCATCCATCACATTGTGCCTCGAAGTGTAGATGCCACAAGGGTTTACGATGAGTCGAACTGCGCTGCGCTCTGCAATGCGTGCCATGATGCCCGCCATCGTCGGCCATAGTTATCCACAAGTTATCCACAATTGTTAAGGGGGGGGGTAGCCGTTTTTGACCCCTATGCCGACGTACCGCTCGGTACCACGGCAAAAAAACACACATGGCCTCTAAACTTGTCGAGTACGCAGAATCTATCCTTTCAGGCCGCACTCCGGCCGGAAAGTGGATCTATGCGGCCGCCAAGAGATTCATGGGCGATCTGGAGCGCAAAGATCTTGTGCTCGACACTGACGCGATCGAGGGCGCTGTCAGCTTCTTTGGAAGGCTGAGCCTGCTACACGAGCACAGTGGAAGACCTTTCATCCTGCACCCGTGGCAGCAGTTCGTGGTGGGCAACTTGGTCGGATGGCGGCGCGCGGAGGACGGTCGCAGGCGGTTCAGCATGGCTATTTTGCAGGTCGCCCGCGGCAACGGGAAGACTACATTGCTGGCGGGCCTCGCTTTGCATGACCTGCTTGGGGGTGACGGCAGGCGCGTGCATGTCATTGCAAACAACGAAGACCAGGCCGGGCTGTGCTTAGACAGCGCGCGCGAGATGGCGATGCGCCTTGAAGAGCCAGGTCTACTGGTGCGGTTCAACCGCATCATCCGTCCATCCGCTGATTGCGAGATGACTGCTCTACCAGCGCAGGAGCGCGCGCTCGACGGTCTAAACCCGAGCCTTTGGATTGCCGATGAGGCCGCCGAGTTTCGCAACCGCGCGATGAACAAGCTGATATCTACAGGCGCGAAACGCCGAGAAACGCTTGGCGTCATCATCAGCACGCCCGGATCGAATCCAGAGAACCTGTACGCGGAGCTGGTGAAGCAATGCGAGGCGGTTCTCACGGGGGATGCTGAGGACGATTCCCTATTCGCCGCGCTTTACGGACTCGACGCCGCAGACGCCGTGGGCGATCCGGATGTGTGGGTGAAAGCCAATCCGGGCATGGAGCACGGACAGCCCGACGTTGACAGCCTCAAGCGATCGTGGAATCAGATGAAGCGCTCTCCAGGGCAGCGCTCCGAGTTCACCCGCTACCACTGCGCGCGCATGGATGAGAACACCGGCGGATGGCTCGATATGAGCCTGTGGCCGGGCGGCAAGACTGTCGATTGGTCGACGCTTTACGGGCGCCCTGCATGGCTCGGCCTCGACCTTTCCAAGAGCCTGGACATGTCCGCACTCGTTGTGTGTGTCCCCATGGAGGATGGCCGGGTGGCGCTGCAGGGGCACTACTGGTGGCCTGCGCAGGACGTCGCGCAGCGGGAGTTGGACTACCGGATGCCTGTTCGGGTGTGGGCTGCAGAGCGGAAACTCACCCTGACGCCGGGGCGCGAGATCGACTACGAATCCATCCGGCAGCGCTTGCTGCAACTGCGCGACCTCTTCGAGATTCGCGCCGTCGGCTACGACGCCTGGGGGTCGAAGTACCTCGCTGAGCAACTCACCCAAGACGGCGTGCCGCTCATCACGTACCGCATGGGTATCTCAACGTTCGGCCCCGGGTGTCAGCTGTGGCAGAATCTGTGGGCTGGCGGCCAACTCGTGATCGGTGATGATCCGATCATGCGGCGCTCGTGCGCTGAGGCGCACGCGCAAGCCGATCGGAATGGGAACGTGCGCCCGGTAAAAAGCCGCGAGTATTGCGTGCTCGATCCGCTCGTGGCCGGTGTCATCGCGGTGCACGTGTGGGGCGGCAAGCGCGCCAGTTCCTACGAAACAGAATCTTTCATCTAAGCGTGTTTAGGTGCAATCTGCACCCACGTCGAGTGCCAACATTCGCGCATGCTCAGGAGCATGTTGCAACGTTGGCTCGGCTACTGGCCGATGCACGGCGTGATCCAAATGGACACGAGCGGTGCTGTGCCATTCGTGACGGCAACAAGCGCCATCCAACACGCGCCGGTCTTCCGCGCGGTCACGCTCATCTCCAACGACGTCGCGCGCGTGCCGCTCACCGTGCAGGATGCAACGGTAGACGCTCTGCTTCGATCTCCGAACCGATGGATGTCCGGCTTCGAGTTGCGTCGCACCATGACGCTGCAGGCCGCGTTGCTCGGCAACTCATTCGCGCTTATCAATCGCACCATCGGCGGCGAGTTGCTCGAGCTGATGCCGCTGCAGATCGACTCCGTATCTCTCGACGTCACAGGCCGCGAGCCTGTCTACAACACGCGCGACTACGGAGCGCTTCCACCGGAACAGGTGCTGCACCTTCGCACGCCAGGCTTCAACGGATTGTGGGGCGAGTCGCCGGTCAAGTTGTGCCGCACCGCGATCACGACGGCCATCGCGCAGGAACAGGCACAACTCAAAGCGATGGAGAACGGCGGCCAAGCGAAGTTGGCTTTCGTGCATCCCGGCTCGATGTCTCAGGAAGCGCGGCAGAAACTGAGCGAGGCTTTCATTGCGAACCACGCGGGCGCGGCAAACGCTGGCAAGCCGATCGTGTTGCACGAAGGCATGCGCGTTGAGCGCATCGCGAGCGCGATCGAGCAAAGCGGGATCGACATGGCACGGAAGTATTCCGTGCACGACGTGTCCCGAATCTTCGGTGTACCCGTTTCGTATCTCGCTGAGCACTCCTCGCAGCCGTACGGCTCGATGGAATGGCTCGGGCGCATGTACGTCGAGGCATGCCTCGCGCACTGGTTCGCGGCTTGGGAACACGAGATATCCACGAAGTTGCTCTCTCCGCTCACGCGCATCGCGCATGATGCGGACTCGATCATGCGCCCATCGCTCGCCGAGCAAATGGCTGCGCTCCGCACCGGAGTCGAGAGCGGCATTATCACGCGAAACGAAGCGCGCGGATGGCTCGACATGGAACCGCTCGAGGGTCTAGATGATCCGG